AATCCAGGCAGCGGAGCGAGCCAGAATGAGACGCCGCAACAGAAGCACGAACGGCTCATCGTTGGCAACTCTACGAACATCTTCGGGCAAGGCGGGGGCATCAACTGGCCGGAGGGGTCGTAACAAGGAGTAAGTCATGGCTAACGAATCAACCTATGCTGGTATTTCCGGCTTAGTCGCAAATGTATACGAAGTTGCGCTGCAAGCCGCAACCGAAGGGAACGTTGTCGCGCCTTTCGTGACCACGTTCTCAGATTCTCAATCATCCGCTCCCCGTATCTTCGGCTCGTACAGTGGCGGGACGTTCGCCACTGTTGCTGAAGACGGCGACTTGAGCGCACAGGCGTTCAACGCGGACGCTGGCGGAACCCTGACCCCCGCAGTCTATGGCTCTCAGGCTCTGCTCACTACGCGGCGCATTCGCTCCGATCCCGCCAACGCTACCCGCGAAGCCGGCATCCATCTCGGCAATGCGGCTGCTCAGGAAATCGACACCAACCTGGCGGGGCTGTTCTCGAGCCTGACCGCCGGTACTGTTGGGACCGCGGGCGGGACGCTCACATGGGCGAACATCTTCCGCGCACAAGCGTACATCCGCACTCAAAAAGTGTTCGGACGCTACGCCTGCATCCTGCACCCTGTCCAGTGGTACTACCTGACCTCCGCAACCTCGGGTGTACCCACTCTCATGCAGAACACCTCGATTGCAGAGAGCATCATCGGCAACTTCTACCAAGCTTCGTTTGGTGGAATCGACTTCTTCGTCGACGCCAACATCACCTCGGGCACGGCTGCAATCGGCGGCATGTTCGCCCGGGACGCAATCGCGCTTGACATTCGCCAACCCTTCGCCATCGCCCCGCAGTGGAACGCTTCTTACTCCGGCAACGGTGCGTGGGAAGTGAATGCGAGCATGGAATACGCCTATGGCGTGTACCGCCCGCTGCACGGTGCAATCCTGAAAGGCACTTCGGAATAAGCAACACGCGGGGCGTACAGGGTCATGCCCGAAAAGTGTGCCTCCTCCCACACCTGACGCCCCGCCTCCATCCAGGAGGGTCTAAAGAGGATAGACAAATTGAAAATCAATTGGTTTAGCAATTCGCCACTAGTCAGCACGGGGTATGGGAATCAAACAAAGCTAATCGTCCCCCGCCTCAAGAAACTCGGACACGAAATGTCTATCAGCGCGTTCTACGGCGTTCAGGGCGGCATGGCGATGTTCGAGGGCATCCCCATCTATCCGCAGGTGAAACACCCGTATGGTCAGGACGTGATAGGCGCTCATGCTGAAGCCGCACATGCCGATATTCTCATCACTCTTATGGATGCGTGGGTGATCGAACCCGAGAACATACCACGATCAATTGAGTGGCATCCGTACTTTCCCATCGACTGTGAACCCGTTCCAGAGCGCGTATTGCGCGAAGTTATGAAAGGTCATAAGCCGATTGTGATGAGCAAGTATGGCGAACGCATGATGAAGAACAAGGGTTGGGACTGTTACTACGTTCCTCATTGCGTGGATATCAAAGTATTCCATCCGATTGACCGTAACGAAGCGCGCGAACGTTTGGGATTTCCGAAGGATAAGTTTATCGTTGGCATGGTTGCGGCGAACAAAGGCAACAACGCCGCGCCGCGCAAAGCCTTCTTCGAGCAGATAGCTGCCTTCGCCGCGTTCAAACAGGATCACAAAGACGCGATTCTTTACCTGCACACGGACGACGGCTCGATGGGCGGGGAATCTGTGAACCTGCTCAAATATTGCGAAATTATGAAGTTGAAGGTCGATCACTTCAGGGGAATGAACACACCCGTTGACCCCGAAGCCGATGTGATCTTTGCCAACCTCTATAACTACCTCGTTGGAATGCCGGACACCTACATGGTCGACATTTACAACGCGTTCGACGTGATGATGCTATGTTCGTTGGGTGAGGGGTTTGGAATTCCGCTTATCGAAGCTCAAGCCTGCGGTTGCCCTGTCATCACAGGCGATTGGACCTCGATGGGCGAGTTGTGCTTCTCGGGTTGGAAGATCCCGAAGACCGAAGCCATCCCACACTACGAGCCATTCTTTGAAGCCTGGCAGTATCAGGTCACGGTTGGCGCGGTGGTGGATCGACTGTTCAAAGCATATGAGGTCAAGAATAACGTCGACTATCGAAGCAGGGCAAGAGACGGCGCGCTGGCTTACGACGCTGACAAGATTGTGACCAAATATTGGAAGCCCATCCTAGAGGACATCGAGAAGAACCTGCACAACAAGGGTGGGTTGGAATTGGTGACGTTTTGAAAAACTACCTACTCAACATCACCTGGAAATGCCAATTAACTTGTTCCTACTGTTGGGTACGTCGTAGCATCAACACCAATCCAGAACTGACCAACGTTCCCTTGCGACCTATGGAAGATTGGGCGCGGGCAATCGAACGCGATACACCGGATTTCATCACCTTAGCAGGAGGCGAGCCGTTATCCGTCCCCTGGGCGATTGACTTGATGCGCGCATTCCCGAACGTCAAATGGTGCTTATCCACCAACGGATTGAACCGCGACAAGATAGACGAGCTGGCAAACCTCCGACTTCCGCAGATATTCAACATCAATTTGAGCTATCACCCCGAAGCCGCAAAGCGTTATTCATGGTATTTCGACGGCTGGAAAATCGGGATGCTCACACTTGCAGAGGCGGGTTACAACGTCTCATCCAACATCGAACGGGTCAACCAGAACGTCGAAAGGTCACAGAGAGCGATTGACTTTGCTCATGCGCTTGGGAAGAAGATGCTGATTAGCCCGATTTGCGGCGGTAGACCCGAACTCGCTCATCCACAGGACACACCCCTTGTCTGCGAAGGCGGGATAAATCATCTGACAATCGCGCCGAATGGGGACGCGTGGCCTTGCCAGTCAGCGATCAATTCGTTTGCATGGAAAGAAACCTGCTTAGGTAATTGGATAGACGACACGATAGACATGAGCAAAAAGCCTGTACCCTGCCATCTCCAATGTGTTGAATATTTTTACCAGTACAAAGAGCATGAAGCGGGCGACTTCTTCTTCCTGAATGTGAGGGAGGAGAAATGATGACACCCGCGCAGACAAAGAAGCTCATCAACAAATACATGAAGTGGTGGATTCATTGGACTGGGCTAGGCTTCCACACGATCAACACTGTCTTTGTGGACTTCTGGGAAGGCGGGTTGGACGCTGACGCTATCTGCGAGTCTCATTGGGAATACCTTGAGCACACGATCACATTCAACATCACCCATATGCAGTCGCAATCGGATGAAAGCATCGAGGCAACGGTAGTCCATGAGCTTATGCACATCTTTTTGAACGAAATGCGCGAAGAAGGAATTGAACACGAAGAACGGGTTGCCAGCACGCTGCAAAAGGCGTTCATGTGGGTAAGGGGTGCGAAATGAGAGCACTCGTCACCGGCGCCGAAGGCTTTTTGGGAGCGAACCTTTGTCGCGAATTGATCGAACGCGGTTACGACGTGACCGCGACCTCATTGAACCGCAATAAGCACACGAGTTTGAACGCGATGCAAGTAGATTGCCGCGTCGAATATGGCGACGTGACAGACGCCGATTTCGTCAACCACGTTATCCCCTCGAGCGAAGCCGATGTCGTGTTTCACCTCGCCGCCGTGAGCATCGTCAAGATAGCATCGGCATCGCCGTCGTTGGCATTGCGTACAAACATCCTGGGGACGCTGAATGTCCTCGATACGTGCAAGAGATTGAGAATCAAGGCGCTGATAGCCTCATCCGACAAAGCCTATGGCGACCACGACGGACTGCCCTACACAGAGTCAATGTCACTCCGACCCACCGGCGCGTATGAAGTTAGTAAGACCTGCGCGGATCACATCTCAATGCTTTACGGTGCGATTGTTGTCAGATGCGCGAACCTGTACGGCCCGGGTGACTTGAATTGGAGCCGTCTCATTCCCAAGTCGTGCAAGTTGGCATTAAAAGGCGAATCCCCTCAGGTGTACGGCGACGCTGTGAATGACAGGCGCGAATGGCTGTACGTCGATGATGCCGTGAATGCTTATATCCAT